ACTAACGCCTTGTCTCCGTCAGCGGTGTGAGGCATCTCACATTCAAATCTGACACCCTTCTCATCGATGGCGTAACTCAGTGTACCCTCGCCGTTCTTCGAGCGGCCCAGAACCAGCTCCCGGTTGTGGAATATCGTCAGCTTGATGTCTTGTTTGTCGAGGAACTTTTTAGACACCGCTTCGGGCGCTATCACTTCGCGGACGGGCCAGCCTCGGCTATCCTCCCACAATACCTCACTCGGTTCATTGAAGACGATGGCATAGCCGACAATGACACGGCTCTCGGCGTCGCCTTCATTCTCTCGCACCTTCAGTCCACTGACCAGGCGCGCACGTGTTATAAGTTTATCCTTCTTCATATCATTCTTTGACGCCCTCGGCGGTCAACCCGCTGAGCGTTTTTAAGTTAGCACTAACAACTATTTCGTCACCGCCTTTGACCGGTGCCAGATTCTCACTCTGTCTCAGTTCATTCACAGTCGACAGACCCGCCTCGAGGCGTTTCTTCTGATAGGTCACACGGCTATCGAGGTCACACGCCATGAGCTCCGAGCGGTCGAACAAGAAGCGTCTGGTCTTAGCCGCCGACTCGGTGAAGAGTTTCCTGGTTAACTCGAGCTCGATGGCTTTGAGCATCGGGTTTAATCGATTGGTCAGGAACGCCACATTAGCCGCCTCTGACGTCTTATAGTTCGAGGAGGTGTCATCGTAGACATACGACGGATGAACACCGAAAAAGCGACAGATTTCGCGGACGGTGAACTGTCGAGACTGTAAGAACTGGAGGTCGGCGCTCGACATCCCCATCGATTGGAAGCGCGCGGCGCCCGGGAGAGCCAAAATTGACGACGAGCGAAAATCATAATAGGCTTGTCGAGCCAGCTTATCGAGCTGCTCATCCTGATATTCGCCATAGCCGGTCACTCCGTTAGAAACTTCGTTGGTGATGAATCCTTTAGGCATCCCGCCGTTAGCGAATCGGTTCTTAGTCTCGCGCTCGGCCGTCGCTGAAATTTCAAGCGTTTCACGCGCCATCTCGACAACGCTAACGCCATCACGCCCATCAAATGACAAATTCATCAGGTGAATAATCCTATCCTCGGGGACGACCTCGCTAATGTGGTTCACCATGTCGGTCACGGTGTAGATGTTCCGATATATGTCATGGGCGACAGAGCCGGGCGACAATAACACCAGCTCCTGAACGCCTGTCTCGCCCCATCGAGGGAGAATATAGGCGTTTCCCGATAATAGGATCTGCTGAACAGCACCGCGCCAAAAGTCCACGGCGTTCATCCACGGCGACGGAGCAACCGAAAGCAAATAATTCAGATGCTCATCGCTCTCGACGAATATCCCGTTACGACGGACCATCACTCTCAGCCTCAACGAGGCGACAGAGTCGGCGATGTGACACACACAACGATAAACGGTGCTCAATGCCATCGCCTGACGAGGTCCGGCCACGCGCTTAACGTTGTCGTCGCCGGTGGTGATCACGACACCTCCATCGGTGAGGGTTGTCGCTGTCGGCGTCACTTCACGACGACGACGGCGCCCTTCACCGATGAAGCGCCGAAACACAATTAAACCTTTAATCGAATCCTTTAAACTCACGAAAAACTCAAAAAAATCAAATTATAAATACCTTGAAAGTCATCAGCGAATGATGCCCTCTACCCTATACCCCCCAAAAAGTGGAAAGTGGTACCACTTTTTGCCGTTTTGGGTGAACATTTAATATCATTTAACGTTTGGCGTCCATAAACAGGCGGAGTGACATCAAAGTCGTGATGACTCCGTCAATCTTGTCATTACGCCGACGCTTCAGCGGCTTCATGTTGCCGAGCTTGTCGACATCAAGGACCGCGTTCTGGAAGCAATAGCGATTAATCGGGTTCTTGTTGACATACATTCCGGAGGTCTTAATGGCGTGCTCGAAGCTCTCAACAGGCGCTGAGAATGTCCCATAAGTCTGCTTAACGCTCCTCAACACGGCGCCAAAGCCCGACGCGCGGAGCATATTGATGACAGTGACCGACTTCCAGGCATCGAAACCAATCCCGCGGACGGTGACATAACGGCTCATCCTGACTATATGCTCGACGATGGTCGAATAGGCGATGACAGGCCCGGGCGTTAGATGGAGATAACCGGCCTCGGCCCAGGCTCGGAACACCTTCCCATTCTGAGATTTCGCCAGGGCGCCCTCGGGGAAAAAATAGTCGGTGACAAAATAGAAGCTCTTGGACGGGCGGTCATATATCCCAAATGTGACGGCCGTCAAGTCGTCAGACTCTGACAAGTCAATCCCGACCATCGCGTCAGGTCGGCCCACCAGGTTCTCGAGGGACACATCCCTCATCGCGCCCTCGATGGCTTCTCCTGAAATCCATTCGGCGAGGGCCCCATCGCTGTAACGATTCAAGAGTTTCGTCCTGAACGCTAACATCGCCTCAGCGCCATTTCGTTGAGCCGACTGAAATTCCCGCCGATAGAAATCAAGTGACACCGTCACGCCCAAATGAGGTTGGACCTTTCGCCAGGTGCGCTCATCGGCCTCATCATCGCCGACATCAGGTTCAAACAGGTGGGCGAAAACGCTATCATCCTCGAAGTCTCCTGCCAAAAGCGATTTATAACCGGCCAACATTCCATAAAACGGCCCGGTCATCACATCAGAGGCGGTGGTGATAATCACCGTTAACGGATTCCGACGGATGCCCATCGATGTGGTCAAGACTGTGAGGAGCTCATTATCTCGAGCCTGGGAGAACTCGTCCATTATCACCACGCTCGCCGACAGTCCATCCTTTGTTCGAGCGTTGGATGTCAGACACTGAGCCAACGCCGTCCTATCGGCGCGACGACTCATGATGACTTCTTTGTTGACCACATATCGACGGCCACCCGGGTCAAGAGCTCGGACCGCACCGCGGATGACATCGAAGCATTTTTTAGCCTGGTCATTAGAATTCGCGCCGACATAAGCCTCGCCGTTAGCATCTCCAAACAACAGGTCCCAAACGGCTAAACTCGCCGTCGATGTCGTCTTGGAGAACTTTCGCGGGACGAATAGACACACCTCTCGGACAACTCGACGCCCGCCACTCCAAAACCCGAAAATATTGCAGAATTCAAAATATTGGACCGGCGTGAGTTTATATCGCGTCGGCCCGGCGACACCAGGAAAAAATAACGATTCATAGAAACAGACAAAGCGTCTGACCGCGCCGCGATTAATGCCATATCGGTCGACCATGGTCAGGAACCGCTCAACAGACAACACCTCCCAAATACAATGACCGTCACCATCCTCAATCACGGCGCGAACATAACGCTCCAGGCGTTCATCGACATCATCAAGGTGATACCGTTCCAGATTGATAGCGCTCAGCCTCTCCATCGCTTCGAGCTTTAGCCGCGGCTGACGGCGCTCCATGTCGTCTAATAACTCTTCCATCCATCTCCTTCACTCAATCCTTATTCATCGGCGGCGGTCCCGTCGATGCTGGTTAATTTCTTCGTTAGGTCAACCAATGGGTCGGCCTCCATCTCTCCCATCAGGTCCTCGGTGGTCAATCCTAAAGTCTTCAGCTGTCGGTTGATGCATTCCATGGCGTCACGTTGAACTTTGAACGCCGGATGTACATCGACTTTCGTCCCGTGCATCAGCTCTATTTCAACCGTTACCGCGGCGAGTGCGTCTATCTCGTTATTTGCCAACTCCAACGTCCTCAATCCTGACGCCGTGTTGAGAATCACGAACTCGAGCCCGCTATTCCACCGCCCGACTTTTTTAAGGGCGCGCTTGATCCGCGACGCCCATTCATTCACTGTCATAATCTATCGCTTAGACCCTTGTCAAATCGGGCGCCGATGATAAAGTCATAGTCGATTGACAAAGATGGGAGTCCGAGGATACCCATGAGACGGTCGGCTTCATCCTCGAACGCTATCACCGCGCCGAAATCTCCGGTGATATAAGCGTCGCGTAACTCCTCGGCGATAATTTCTAACGTTTTCCCCAGTCGCTCAAGATGGGCGAGATTCAAACCGTCAGGCGTGATGATCACTGTCTGGGATTGAATGTTTCCGGTGTTGGTGCTATGTTTATTCATTGTCGAAAAAATATTTGATAAATAAAACAATCTGGACAACCGCGATTAAAAGAACCGGTCCCCATATCGGAACGAGAACCCAGAGCCACGACCAGGTGATTGACTCGGTCAGCTTAAGAACAACGAAGACCACGGAGGTCAAAATCATCGCCACTATTGCCATATTCGTTTTTATATTTGTTAACATTGTAAGGGATTGGTGTCAGGTCTCACCACTTCCCGAAAAAATATTTTCTAAAAAATTCCTCGCAAATTTTCGTGACTGTGGGCCGAGGTTTGGAGTACCCCACCCCCTGTCTAAAAAACACCCCCCCGTCACTCGAGGAAGCGTTTATTGAAGTCCTCGGCGCGTTCGGTGTTCCGTTTCTCGTTCTCTGAGCGCGTTCCTGTCGCCAGGGATTGGTGAATAGCCTTGTGACACGGACCACAGAGACTCATCAAGTTCGTCGGGTCATAAGCCAGAGCCGCCATCGCTTCACGACTCGGAGCCGACTCTACCGGGACGACATGATGGACTTGAGTCGCGGGTGTATAACGCCCGGCTGACAGACACCGCTGACAAAGCGGTTGGAGCCTCAACTGGTTCCACCTCAGATTCCGCCAGCGCGATGTATTAATCAACGCCTTGTATGCCTCAGACTTCGCCATAATCACCTCCTTCCGTCTTCTTGTCGGGTTTATAGTGGACATCATAGTCAACGCCCTCAGCATCTGTCATGGCCGCGAACTCCTCAGAGATCTCGGCGGTGATTGTCTTCTTCTCGACTGTGTGACGTCGCTTGGTCTGCTTGAGGATCATGGCGTGAATCGCCGCGACGCTCATTCTGCACAGGTTAGGCCATCCGCCCCGTCGTCTAATCTTCTCTAACTCGGTGTAGGTCTTTTCGTCCACCGACAAATTAATTCTCTTCCTTGTCATCGTTCAACCGTTCATCTGTTCTGTCATTCCCTATTTCTTTGGCACGCTCACGGCGCGTCCGGCATATACCCACGCCAAAAGAGCCGCGTCGCGCTGCTCTTGGTTGGTTCTCCCCGGGAGTCCGGGGATTATCCTCGCCAACTCCCAGTGTGTAATCTTTCGGTTCGGCCCGTGCCAACACTTGAACAGTGGCGCACGTTCCGCCACCTTGACACCGGGCTCGGCCGCCAGCACGTCACGGAGATCCATCCCGATTTGTTGGTTACGTCCGACGGCCAATCCTTTTTTGGCGGCGACCTCGGGACGCTCTGACGGTACGACGTGCCAGGACGCTTTATCGTTCAGCCATCCAGCCTCAACGACCACCACCAGCTTCTTCTCCGCGTCAGCGTCACGGACACTCCTGACGCGACGGATAACATCGACAAAGTTAGCTTTGAAGAGCTGACATTCGCCTGTCTCGGTGTTGAGCACCGCCACACCCGACAGGCCGACGTCCGGATCAATGCCGATAACAACGTCGGCCTGTGTTCTTCGTGTGAGAATATTATTCATACCCAATTGATTAAAACTATTTGCGATAACTTTCGTTGCGAAACACAATCACCTCCATCATCTCCTTGAGGCGGTCGGCGACACGCGCTCCATAGCGAGCTGCCATCTCTGACGGTGTTAGGTTGGTCGAGATGATGGTGAACATGTGCTGATTATATCGGCGGAGAATGAGGTCGGTCATCGGCGTGATAACAGAGCCAAACTTCATCACCTCGACGGGTTCCTCGCCAAAGTCGTCAACCGCTAACAGTCGACAACCGCTAATCTCGTTGAACTCCTTCTCTCCGTCGTCATGAGAACATAGTCGCGCCAGTCTCATAGCCCCATCGATGGTGATGTGGTCGCGGGTTTGAGAACACAAGTAATTGACAACCGCGGCGATAGCGCGCATGAGTGTTGTTTTCCCGTTTCCACATAGGCCGCATAGCATCAAGCCTAATCGACGGTCTGACACTAACCACCGCGCCGCCTGGTCGATGACGCGTTCTGTCTCGGTGGTGTCCTCGGCGAGTGTAGCGTTATACTTGTCCAGTTCGTTGAGATAAGCGGCTACAAGATAGTCACGGACCTCATCGAGCGGGAGGCTGAGTCTAAAACGACGTTGTATAGTCGCGCCATGATTTAGCTTGAGTCTCAGCGCCTCGACGTCGAGCTTGTGAGGCCATGACGCTATTGTTGTCTTGTTGTCCATGTTCTTTTGATTTTTTGATTCTGATGGTTGAAATGATATGCTCTCGAGCGTCGAGCTCGTTCTGATGATCGGGCCGCTTTAGTTTCCATTCGGCGAGGACGCGGCGCCCGATTTTCTCGAATTCGTCAGGTTTCATTTTTTCCGCGGCGCAAAATTCTTCAAGCGCCGGCCGATCTTCGAGCATTTTTTCAAAGACCGCGCCGTCATCGACCTTTGGTGTTTTTTTTATTTTTTCAACCTTCTCGTCTTTTTTCGACGGCGACGGCGACGTCTCTCGCGCGCACGGGCGCGCGTTATCGTCGTCAGACGATATATCATAATCATATTCATTATCATTATCAGCATGGTAAGCATTGCTATCCATGCTTATGCATCCTTGTGCATCCTTATCCATGCTTGTGGATGCATTACCATGCTTATCTATGCTTGTGGATGCATTACCATGCTTATCTATGCTTGTGGATGCATTACCATGCTTATCTATGCTTGTGGATGCTTCTTTATCGGCTTCATCGTCGCCGACGGTCGATTCCTCGTCTATCATGAAGACCATGTCGTTGTCCACGACCGACGCTCCGCGTTCTTGACTACGTGCTGCCACCAGGCGCTCACGAGCTTCGAGCTTTCGCTTATCCTCATCACGCCATCTCTTAACCGCGCCGGCGCGACGCTTAAGACATGATTCTTCATAGCGACGATTATTCTCGTCGATTTCCAGGCGGATAAAGTCAAACGCCATCGCCGCCATTCCTTCCAGCTCGAGGACTGTCCCGGAGCTCGCATATTCCATGATGGCGTCATAGATTAGAACACGAAGTTCCGCGGGATATTTGCGGAGAATCTTGTGCCACGATGTCATGAAGACGAACGAGTTTCGTTCTGTTTTTTCGTTCATTGTTTCTGTTGTTTTAGTTGTTAATAGTTCGTTTTAATTAACTCGTTAGTAGTGGTGGTCAGATGGGGAGTCGAACCCCGACACGTCATCTATAAAATCAAACTTAATAGTGAGTCAGACATAGTGATTATTTTCCTAAGAATACATGCAAAAGATATGGTTGACATGTCCACCGTTGTTCTGACCGTTCACCGCCCCGTCGATTCACATCGTGAAGACGGCTTAACTTAAACTATAAAAACACTTTCTCAAAAAAGAAATCTTGTTCTTTAGAGTTTCAAGACTATGTCATTATCCTGTTGCTGATTCATTGCCTTATCTCGGCGGCGTCGCCTTCTCCCGGCGAAATACTCGCCGAGTATTAAACCCATGACCAGACTCTCGGCCACCGTGCCGACGATGACCATGGTCAGGTTGATATAGACCGCGCCGACCATTGCCGTCACAAAACCACCGGCGAACAGAGCGGCCAGGGCAAAAC